TCCTCATGGTCTGCAAACAATACTGATGAAGTGGTTAAATTCCCAATAGAAGTACCAGATGGTGCTAAATTAAGAAATCAATTACCAGCAGTAGAAATGCTCTCCGTTGTAAAAGAGACACAAAAGAACTGGGTTCACTCTGGCAAGAATCGATCATTATGTACACAAGAGTATTTGAGTCATAATGTGAGTAATACTGTCACAGTTAAACCTGACGAGTGGGATGCTGTAACCAAGTACATTTATGATAATCGAAAATATTTTGCTGGAATATCTTTGATCCCACAAAGCGGAGATAAAGATTACCCACAGGCTCCATTTACCACAGTTTATACTAGCAGAGAGATCGTTAAAGAATATGGTGATGCTGCCTTATGGTGTTCTGGTTTGATTGAGCTTGGACTAAATGCTTTTAATAACAATCTATGGGCGGCTTGTGACTATGTTGGTTTAAATCAGTCAAAAGAAGAAGATGAAGAAAATAAACTTAAGTTTATGACAAAAATGAGAACTTTTGCAGGTAAGTATTTTGCTGATGACATTAGAAGACTAACCTATTGTATGAAAGATGTTTATAACTGGAAAGTATATTGCGATCTATATAATAGTTTTGAGAAGGTTGATTATACTCAGCTATTAGAAACAGAAGACAATACCGCAGGTATTGAAGAAATCAGTTGTGCCGGAGGGGCTTGCTTACTATAATGCTAGTATTTTTTAAAAAACTAGACCCCAAAGCTAGTCTACCGTCTAGAAATAATGTATCAGATGCTGGGGCTGATTTGAGATCAATAGAAAACATTACCATACCCCCATTGTCTCGTGCTCTCATTAATACCGGATTGTCTTTAGAGATTCCATATGGGTTTTATGGAAGGATAGCTCCAAGATCAGGACTTGCTGTTAAATATGGTATTGATGTATTAGCTGGAGTTGTAGATAGTTCTTATCGTGGCCCGCTTGGTGTGGTTCTGTATAATACAGATAAAGACAAGGAGTTTGTTGTCAATCTTGGGGATAGAATTGCACAGATTATATTTGAACAACACTGGAACTTTAAAATGGAAGAAGTACCGAACCTGTCAAGTACTAGTAGGTCAAATAATGGATTTGGTTCTAGTGGTATAAAATAACACAACTACAGTTAACGGTGTATTATAGTACTAGTTGGCACCTATCCTCTGTAGTTAAAGGGCGTAATTTGAGAAAAAAAAATAGCTCTAAGAAAAGACCAAAGGTTATCGACGCTACGAACGAAATTCAAATTCCTTCAGCTTATAGAAATAGGCTTAAACCAAGAACAGAGAATCAAAAAGAATACATCCGAACAGTTGCAGAAAACACCATAACCTTTTGCCAAGGTGTTGCGGGGAGCGGTAAGACTCATATTGCTATCGGTATGGCTTTAGAATATCTATTAGATGAAAAAATTAAAAAAATCATCATAACACGCCCAGTCGTAGAGTCAGGAGAAAAGATAGGATATCTTCCGGGCACAGCGGAAGAAAAGTTGCACCCCTATCTACTACCTTTGCTAGATGAAGTTAACCACTTCATACCCTCGGCACAGTATAATAGTCTAAAAACAAATAATAGAATAGAGATTGTGCCTTTAGGCTTAATGAGAGGTCGTAATTTCCATAATGCTTTTATCGTTGCTGACGAATGTCAAAATGCTTCATATGATCAACTTAAAATGTTATTAACCAGAATAGGTAATAATAGTAAAATGGTATTAACTGGTGACGTTAGTCAGTCTGATCTACATAGACATATGCAGGGAGGATTTTATGATATGTTGTCAGCCCTTGCTGATGTAGAGGGTATAGGTATTTCTAAGCTTGATTTTTCAGATATCGTTAGAAATCCTATTATAGGTAAAATTATAGGACGACTAGATTCATACGAAAATGAAAACAGAAAATAGTAAATGCTTAGTGCTCAATGGAGATTATTCACCATTAGGTATTATAGATTGGAAAAAAGCAATAACGTGGTGTGTGAAGTATGACAATAAAACAAGTCATGGTATAGAAATACTAGATTTTTATAAAGATGATTTTATTATTGGTGTTCACGATAAAAAACATCCCATACCAGCCGTTGTTAAAACTAATAGATATTTTCGTATCAATAATCAAAAAGTAACTTTTTCTCGCAAGAACTTATTTATTAGAGACGGATATACCTGTCAATATTGTGGCAGCATAAAAGAAATCAATAAACTTACTTATGATCATGTTATTCCAAAATCTTCTTGGAAACATAAGGGGGTAAGTCCAACATCATGGACCAATATAGTAACAGCTTGCGTAGAATGCAACAGAAGAAAAGGAAATAAAACACCAAAGCAAGCCAACATGCCTCTATTAAACTTGCCAATAGTACCACAAAAGAATATCCGTTACTTGCCCGTATCACACCACCTATCTACTATAAGGACAGATATTCCTCAAGAATGGCACTTATATTTGCCAGAATCATACACAGGATAATTAAATGCGAGTTGATACCGAAGATTTTAGGATTAAACAAAGTCAAGAGCAGAATAAATTCTATACCTTATTAGGACATGAATCATTCTGTGATGATAATGGATTTCCAAGAATGGAAGCCGAGAGCGAGTTCACATTCGCAAAAGCTCTTAAAAGTAAACTATCTAAGTCCTTTGGATCGGACAACCTATCTTACAGATTTTATATCAAAACAGATCCAAATAGAAATATTCTCAATCCAGTAGAAACTTATTCACTAAAGACTAAGGAAAAGTCTTCTTTCATAAATAAAACCTGCAAGATAGAAACAGTATTTTCTGAAGTTCCTGAAAGTGTTTTTAATCAGTATATTAATTTCCTAAAGACCAGTAATACAAAATGGTTGAATAGCGCACAAAGAGAACTAAAGTAATAGTATGCCAGCCTATACCTTTTATTGTGAGAAATGTAAGCATAAGTTTGAGATAATCTGTAGTATCAAACAATACTCGGATAATCAGAGATGTGATGAATGTAATAGTTCTAGGAATGTTATTAGGGCTTATACAGATGATTTGCTTACTCTCAATACTTCCGTTAAAAAATCCGATTCTGAACTTAAGACAATAGGTGATCTGGCTAATCGAAATAGAGACAAATTAACGGACGATCAAAAGTTAAACTTGTATCAAAAACATAATGATTACAAAGAGGGTCCGGCCCCAGGAGAATTACCAAAGGGTATGACCAGGATGAAGAAAACACCAAAGAGTAAATGGGTATAGAACTATGGATTACCAATATGGCGATATGTTTGAAGGACACAATAAAAAAATAAGCTGTAAGCATGAGATAGTATTCAATATCACAGCAACAGTTTTAAGCGAAAATGATAAGGGCGAAGATGCTGGATATGAAGAGATATGCACAAAGCACTATCATATTCCAGTAAAAGATGGTGCAGACTACAAGCAGTTCATGGATTCTTTTTTTCAGTTCTTAGAAGGTTGCTTAGCCAGTTCCGCAAAAAAAACATACGAAAAAGATGAAGAGGACAAAGTATGAATGATTTTATTCACTCACCTAAAAGCGCATCTACTAATGAGTCAGATGTAGACGAATTTTACTGTGTTAGAGGACAAGAAGATTTTCTAGACTCAAATAATAATCCTAGATGCAATAATGAAAATAGCGATAAGGTTCTAGCTAAAAAGATAGTTAGAGACGGCGGTACTATCAAATACAGTCTAAAACTAGACAATAATGGTAAAATCTTTAATCCAATTTCTATATATGGTAGTACAAAAATAAGTTCATTTTTAGATCGTGTTTGTAGATCTCAAAATAAGTATAAAGAAGTAAATCTAAAAGCTTTTAATATGTATTTAAGTTTCCTCAAAACCAAGAATATTGCATGGTTACACAACGCAGAAAGAGAGATATGAGTTATGGCTAAAATAAATAAGACACTAGGTTATGCGATTAGCTGGTTAAATAGTCAGAATAAATCTCCAATAGAGATTGCTGATGAACTAAAGATAACAGAGAAACAGGTACTAGCAGCATTAGAAAAGGTTAGTACAAGCACATCTGAAAATAATCTAAAGACAGCAAAATCTCCAGCCAGTAGATCTCAGAACCTTATGATAAGGGAGACTGCCGGGAAAAAGAATAATCATGTAGCAATCATGACAGGAGAAGCGTCTGCTCTTAATGACTCGCTAAAAGACAACATGCCCATTATACCAAGAACTAGGAATGAAAATTTCATCTTTAAGCCAAAAAATGGAAACAAATAATCAGTATCTATCGAAGTATTCCAATGGTAAAACAGTATCAGCAGCACAATATATTACAGAGCTTATATGTGAGAATAAGGCAAGAAAAGATAAGCTAGATTTGCATTATCGATTTTGGGTTAGTAAAAAATGGGAAGCCTACTATAGGAATCAAATAGCTTCTGCCCATAAACTTCTCAAAACATATGACTCTAAGGCTATCATCAATGCCATAAGAGACAAGGAAGCAGAAAGAATTTATTCTTTGCGAGCACCACACCTGCCCGCTATTATACAAAAACATTCTGAACTCCTAGAGTCTCAAAATACGGATCTCACTATTGATATTGATAGAAAGAGTGACAAATCCTACAGAAAAGATATCGTAAAGAAAAACGTTCTATCCAAACTTAAGGAAATAGATGATGGCACTTAAAGAAGATGTTAAGAAAAATTTTGGCGATAATGTAATGCTAACGGCAAATGCCGTTATTGACAAGTCATTGATAAATATTCCTGTTAGTCCAGCATTAGATGTTGTACTTAATGGAGGGATACCAGAAGGTTCGTTCGTTATTTTCACTGGTCAGCCAAAGTGTGGTAAAACCACAACATCGCTAGATTTTTGTGCTACTGCTCAGAAACCAGAATATGCACACGGATCATTTAAGGAAGGTAGAGAAGTCTACTATCTTAATATTGAGGGAAGACTAAAAAAACGAGACCTAGAAGGTATTCCAGGACTTAATCTAGATAAGTTTAATATCATAGGATCTCAAGAAGGTAAGATCTTACATGCAGAAGAATATTTGCAGATTGGCGAAAGAATTATTAATGAGATCCCAGGATCAGTAGTTATTATCGACTCTTATTCTGCTCTGTGTACAGAAGCAGAAATTACCAGCGATATGAATAAGATGCAAAGAGCAGATGGTGCAAAGCTATTAGCAAAATTTTGTAGGAAGGTTGCCAATGTTATACCTGTCAACAGAAATATTGTGATAGGTATTACTCACCAAATGGGTAATCCCGGCATGGGCCATAGTGAGTGGAAAGAAAAGAGTGGTCAGGCTATTGCTTATCAGACAGATATTAAAATCAAGGCTAACTATTTTAGTCCTTGGAATTTAAGCACAGATAGTCCTCAGATTGGTCAAGAAGTACATTGGCAAGTCTTATGCTCTGCTCTAGGTGCTCCGGGAGGTAAGATTACAAGCTATATTAGATATGGTCAAGGAATCGACAAGCAGATGGAATTATTGACACTTGCTGTAGATTTAGGACTTGTATCTAAGGGCGGTGCATGGTATACTATGTCATCTGTTGAGGACAAGCCTAAGTTCCAAGGTCTTGAAAAAACAAGACAATACTTAGTTGATCATCCAGAAGTTTATGACGATTTATGGACAAAAGTCAAGGATACTATGGGCATAAAATGCAAGTAAAAGACCTAGATGGTAATTCTTATAATTGGCAATTAGTTGGTAATATAGCTCATGGGTCAATTCAAAATAAATCTAGCCTACATTTGCAGGCAAGAGATTTAATACATGAATGCTTTCCAACTCTGCAAGTATTAGAAGAAGTACCGGTCAATATTAGAAGGTCAGAAACTCTGTACTTAGATTTCTACCTACCTCTTATAAAGAGGTGCATTGAGGTTCATGGAGAACAGCACTATAAGTTTAGTAGATTTTTTCATAATAGTCCTCTAGGCTTTATAAGACACAAGAAACGAGATCAAGAGAAAAAAGATTGGTGTGAACTGAATGGTATTGAGCACATAGAACTTCCATTTGATCAAACGGATCAATGGACATTAAGGATCAAAAATGAACACGAAAGAACAAGTTAATGAGTGGGATAAGGTTCTTGACGAATATGAAAAGAATATTGGTCTTGGAACCTATAGAGCTGACTCTTTTCCAGAAGAAGAGCTTAATGGCTATTTTCAGATGAGCAGGGACGAACTAGAAAAAACAACTCCAGAGGTTTGTGGCGAAATAGCATACAGGTTGGGTCAGTTTGCGTTTCATGTTCAAAGATCAATAAATAGAGAGCTTTCCAGACTAAACTGGGCTGATGAGACTATTAAAGAAACAATTGCTGAAGAAATCAACAACTATAAAGGATACGGATATATTGAAAAGTCTTTTCAGGCTATTAAGAATAATGAGAAAGCATCAGCATTAAATAAGATTAAAAAATATGCTAAGCAAAGAAGTGACAGGCTTCAATATTTGGCAAATAGTATTAAGCACTTATCTGATATTATGTTATCTATTCAAAAGGCAAAGGTGAAACATGGACCTCAGTGAACTAAGTAAAAATCCAGACCAGCTAAAACAACTCATCTCCTTACTACAGAATATGCTGCCGTCAGATGACTCTGATGAAAGCGGTGAGGAACCTAGTCCAATTAAAACAAAGAGTTCGAGAAAACCAAAAGGGCAAACACAAAACTCTAACAAGTTTTTAAGTATGCCAGAAATGAATATGCATAAAGAGGATAGTGAGATAGATAAGAGACTATCCAAGCATCCTCCTGTTGCAAGAGCAAGAGAATTTGAACCAATAACGGTGAAATGTAGAATTTGCGGTAAAGAAGAAACTCTGAACCCATCTCTAGTCGAATCTGTATCAAGATATAAATGTAACAAATGTTCATCATCAGCAGGATAAATTATGATTTTGTGTGATCCATCAGCCGAAAGAGCTGTATTGAGCGGTGTCCTCCAGTATGGAGAAGAAGTATTTCTTGATATAGGAGATATTGTTCAAGAGCAATCTTTCACTATTGATAGTAATCAAGTTCTATTCAAGTGTTGTAAGCATATTCTTGAAAAGGGACAATCAGTAAACACTATCGACATAGCCTCAATATATTCAGCTGCCCAAGAATTAGGGATGTCCCATATTCTTAGCCAGAAAGAAGAAGCCCAGCATTTAAAGGCTATCAAAGATTTTCCTGTTAATAAGGAGAATATTAGAAAGTTTGCAGCTAAAATTAGAAAGCTTGAGATAGCTAGACTACTCCACAAGGAGCTAGGAAATACTCAAGAGAAACTGTTGGATATATCAGGATCAGAATCAATATCATCAATTATTGGTATTGCTGAAGACTCCATTTTTAACTTCTCGTCATCATTGAATAATGATAACGATAATGCCCCAACATTCATGTCTGCTGGGCTAGACGAGTATATCGAATATCTACAGAATAATAAGATTGATCAGGTTGGTATTTCTACAGGATTTCCTGTTTATGATCAGTCTATAGGTGGAGGGCTAAGAAAAGGGACAATCAATGTTATCGGAGCCAGACCGAAGGTTGGTAAAACTCTTTTATCTGACAACATAGGTTATCATATAGCAAAACAGAACATTCCAGTATTGAATATGGATACTGAAATGAATAAAGAAGATCATATTCATAGAATCTTAGCTATGAGCACAGAGATAGAAATAAACAAGATCGAAACTGGTAAATTTACAGAATCCCCTGTAAATGCTAAGAAAATAGAACAAGCAGTTAAGGATCTAAAGGCCGCTCCGCTTTATCATAAATCTATCGCAGGAAAACCATTTGATGAACAGCTAGCTATTATGAGAAGGTGGTTGGTGAAGGATGTTGGTTTAAATGACGATGGAACAGCTAAAGATTGTGTTATCATATATGACTATCTAAAATTAATGGACTCTGGTGGAATATCCCAAGATCTAAAAGAATATCAGGTTCTAGGCTTTATGATGACGGCCCTCCATAATTTTGCTGTTAAATACAAGGTTCCGATACTTTCATTTATTCAGCTTAATCGTGACGGTATATCTAAAGAGAGTACTGATTCTGCAAGTGGTTCAGATAGAATTATCTGGTTATGTAGTAACTTTTCCATATTTAAGAGAAAGTCTGACGAAGAGATTGCCGAAGATGGAGGAAAGTCTGGTAATCGTAAGCTAGTACCAGTAATTAGCAGGCACGGTGGAGGATTGGATGACAATGACTATATTAATTGTCATATGAAGGGTTGGTGTGCTAAGATTACAGAAGGTCAGACCAAGTTAGAGATAATGCATAATAACAAGTCAAACTCAGACGGATTTTTAATCGATGCCAATAATAATGAACAAAATCAAGAAATCCCATTCGTATGATCAAGCAAAACTGAAATACGTTTCAGATGC